ACGCCCACCGAGTTTTGCACCAGCTTGCCGGTGGTGGTGTCAAAACGCACCAGTGCGTTGTCGGTGGATGAGGCTGGGCCGACGACGTCGCCAGACGCGCCAGCGGCAGAGGCCAGCAGCGTGACCAAACCGCCGTTGTCCTTGTAGTACAGCTTGCCGTCCGTAATGTTCAGCGCCAGCTCGCCGTTGGCCAGGTTGCCAGCGGAAGGGGCTGCGGACGCGGTGGTCGAATAGTAGAGGGAGATAGGTGTGAAGCCAGGAGCGGACATATCAGTTTCCTTTTTGAGATTGCTTGCGCTTGATCCAAGAGACCTTTATAGACTCAGAAAGTTTTTTCCTTGTCTCGTCTGTAGGAGGTTTTTGTTTTTTTCCAGTGTGAGCTGCAGACAATTTTGCCTTTGACTCATCGGTGTGCTTTTTACCAGGACGACCTTTTAGCGCTTCTGAAATTTTGCGCTTGGTTTCTTCGGATCGCGGCTTTCCAAGCCATGGCCCAACACAACCAAGTTTTGTTTTTGAAATATTCTTCTTTGTCTCTTCGCTGTGAATCTTTCCAAAAAAATGATTCTTTTCACCGAGATGGGATTCATGCATTTTTTGCTTTGCAGATTCAGGCATTTTTCTGCCGAGTCTTTGAGCGGACATGCGTTCAATAGACTCTTTGGAGTGCTTGAAACCAAACACACCATCGCCGCCATTGGTCAAGTTATAACCAAATGGAGCAACAGTGTTGTTTTGTGAAATTAATTGCTTCTCAAGCTCTCTCAAATTTTCAACACACTCAATTGCCGAGGCCAGAACTGTAATTTCAAAAGATTCTTCGCCGTGTTTTTTGATGGCTTTCGACAATAGCTTGCCGCAGCTATTTTTAACAAAACGATGCTCGTACCAACGACGGTCAATAGATCGCGTCGTGATTCCAACATATCCTTTGCCGTTAATCTTGTTTCGGATTAAGTACGCCTGCATCAAAATGTCCCCCCGGAAATACCCGACCACACTGGTGTGCCTGCGCCCGCCGACGTGAGCACCTGCCCCGCCGTGCCGTTGGCGATGAACCCGGTCGCGCCTGCGCCGGTCTGATATGGGATCTGGGACGCTGCGCCGCCGTCCAGGTTTGTGGCCTTGCCTGCGGTAAGCGTTGACTGCGCAACGTACTGCGGACCTGCCGCGCCTGCCGTGAGCACGTAATTCAACGTGCCAAGCGTCAGCATGGCGGTGGTGCCGGACGCGGACTGGTACGGCAGCGAGCCTGTGGTGCCGCCTGCCAGGTTGGTCGCGGTACCGACGGCCAGCGTGGATTGCGCTGCGTTTTCCCAGCGAGCCTGCGAGCCGTCGTAGACCAGCACGTCGCCACCAGCCACGCCAGTGATCTGAACATCGCCCTCGTACTGGCCAAGCTCGCCGCCAAAAGCGGGGCGGATGAACAGCGAGCCGTTTGCAGCCGCATAAATCACGGCCGCGACCTGAACTTTTGCGTTTGGTGCTGCGGGTAGGTTCTTGGTCAGACCTCCAGCGACTGTGGGGTCGTAGTACAGGATTTGCCCGTCCACCCAGGCCTCAGCGCCGCCGGTGGTGTCGATGTTGCGCACCACGCCAAACCAGGTCACGTAGCCCCAGCCGTTGAGCGCAATGTCCTCGGTGGCCACACCCATCACATACGACGCAGTGGCCGCCGTCAGGCCTGTTGCAGGTGCACCCGTAAGCGCGCCGCTTGCCCCTAGCGTGCCGGTGAACATCACCACCTGCCCCTCGGTGATCGCCGAGCTGGCTTTGACGCGGTAGTAGGTCTCCTGCCCAACCTGCATCGTGGCATTGGTACCGGCCATGCCGATGGCCAACGTCTTTGCGCTGTCGTCGCTGTCCCACCAAACGCGGCCCGTGGCGCGGGTGACTGTGGCAGCGGTGTCGAAGTCGATGTAATCCGGCGTGGAAATACCACCGGTCAGGCCCGTCATCGACGTAATGTCGTTGTTGGCGCCTTTCAGCGCAAACGGGGCGCCTGCGGCCGTAGTGGCTCCGGTGCCTCCGTTGGCCACAACCAGCGTGCCGCTCAGCGTCACAGCGCCCGTGGTGGCCGTCGCAGGCGTCAGGCCAGTGGTGCCGCCATCCCAGCTCAAAACGCCCGTGTTGGCGATCGTGACCGCCGTGCTGCCGTTGTAGGACGTGCCGGACAGGCCGGTGCCGATCGTCAGCGGCTGCGAGGCCGTGGCCGTCACCGTGATCGAGCCGCCAAGCGACACCGAGCTGCCGTTGATCGTGACCGACGAGAAGCTCAGCGCCGCATTCGGGATGTTCGACAGCGTGTTCAGAGACGCGTCGATGGTCTTGTTTGTGAGCGACTGGGCACCGGTCAGCGTGACGCCGTCCGTGATGCCGTAGCCCGCGATCGTGGTCGGTGTTCCGGTGATGTTGGCCCACGCGGGCGTCACATCCACTGCGCTGGCGCTGGTCACCACACCCTTGCTGTTGACCACCAGCACAGGCACCTGGGTGCCCGAGCCATAAGTCGCAGCCACCACGCCAGATGCTGGCAGATCAGCGTTCACCATCGCCCGGAATGTCGGGTCGGCAACGCCGCCAGACGTTGGGCCAGCGAAGAAACTATTTGCAGCCACAGGCGCCAAAATCAGCGTCGAGCCCCAAGTCGGAGCGCCGGTACCGCCGGACACCAGCACCTGGCCCAAGACGCCCGCAGTGCCAACATACAGGCCGTCAGCGCCGGACCAAACGACCGCGCCAGGCTGCATCGTGAGGCTCCGGCCGGTACCGCCTTGGTCGATCGGCAAAATGCCGTCGATCTGGGTCTGGTCGGCCAGGTCAACCGCTGGGTGGCGGTGGTCAGAGCGGGACAAGGTCAGCGCCGTGCCCGCCGAGCCGGAGCCGGAGCCTGCCAGGGGCGTGCCGCCGTAACTCACCGCAAGCGTGACGTTCGAGGACAACGCGCCGCCGCCGGTCAGGCCGTTTCCGGCGATTACCTCGCGGCTGGTTGGCACGTAGCCCGAAATCGACAGCGGGACCGAAGTCGCGGCCGTCACGCGGCCCGTGGCGTCCACGGTGACCTGGGGCACATTCGAGCCGTCGCCGTACACACCAGGCGTCACGCCCGAGGCGGCCAGCTGCGTGGTGCCAATGCCACCAGGGGCGACCGACAGGGTCACGTTCGACGACAGAGCACCGCCGCCCGTAAGCCCCGTGCCAGCAATCACCTGGCGCGATGTCGGAACACCGGCCACCTGCAGCAGGTCACCGGCGCGGATTTTGTACGTCACGCCCTGATAGACGCCAACGAGCAGCGTGTCCTCCGATGGCAGCGTCACCGGAACCGGCAAGTTCGTGATGCTGATCGGGATGAGGTTTGAAGGTACGGAAGCCATGCGTTAATCCACCACGAACAGGAATCGCTGCCCGTCCTCAGAAACAATAAACTGTGTGCCATCCTGCGTGATCAGACCCGAAGGATTGGTGGTCACAGGCACATCCGGGCGCACAAACGGCAGCGTGATCTGGTCCTCCTCGCGAGGTGCCAAGCGGTAAGGATCGTAGTCGTCCGTATCCTCGTCGCAGACCATGAGCGCCGGGTAGTTTGGGTCCGGGTGCAGCTCCGCCAGCCGGAACTTGCGTGAACAGCGCGCGCAAATACCGAGCCCGTAGGTCGATTCGCCGGTGGGATCGATAAATCTGCTCATCGCGTATAGCACCCGATGCCAGGATTGATGTAAGTCGGCGAGCCGTCGTTGTCCCCATCCCACGCCGCCTGGCGGGCAACGATCCACTTTTGATCCAGTACACCGATAAGCGCAGGGTCAACAGATGGGGTTTCCGCAGCCACACGCGAGGCCAGGCCAGCCGTGATTGCCTCCAGCCAGCGCTGAGGCACCTCGACGTCCTGCTGCAAGTTTTGCGTGTCCATGATGTGGCGATGGCGCCACACAATCAGCTGTTGGTGCTCGGCGGCAGCATTCGGCGACGGCCAAAGGTTCATCACCGGTTGCGGCAAATCGCGCTGGAACCAGTAGGTCAGCGGACGGCCCAAGAACACCTTGTTGCTCTGAGCCACGTATGTGTCCCGGTTGAGCGGCCCCATGGGGATTTCCTGGGGCAGCGTGCCCAGGTACACCTCGGACAGGTTCATGGTTGAGGCGCTGGTAATGCGGAAGAACTGCCGCGCCATGGCCGGGACAATGTCTGTCCAGGTCCATTCGCCAGATGCAGCGTCGGTTGTCTGAGTTCCGACAGTCGTCCATGTCAAACCGTCGACAGATGTCTGAAAAGTGACATCCACCGCAGCGCCGGTCCACTTCATGCCCACGGTGTTCACAGTGCCGACACCGCCGTCTTGGTCGGTGAAGTCAACTGTGTAGCTTGTCGGCAG